TCTGATATTGATTGATAATACTTTATTTTATGATACCCAAATATATCCTTAATTGAACAAGTTGAATACCATCGTTGGTCAGAAGCATTTGGAAAGTATAATTTCACATGATCTGTTTCTGGAAAATAATAAGCTATTGTTAATTCCTTAGCTGGATTATGAATTGAATTCTTCTGCCAACCTAACTTATTATAAATCCAATAATTTTTAACTTGAAAAACATACTCTCTTTCAAGTATTTTTCCTGGAAGTTTAAATAAGTTATTTTCTGTCCAGTTTGTTTTTTCAAATCGTATTTGTGGAACAAAGTCTTTATTTTGAACAATAGATACTTTTTGACTTTTCTCTAATGGTTTTGTTTTACTCCACAATAAATCTAAAGCTTGAATATAATTGCATTGTTTATTGTATTGCACAACATCAATACAGTTCCAATACAGCTTATTATTAAACCTTGTGTTTTCCACAAAATAAAGAATACCGGAGCGCCATTCAAAACGGCACCCCGGATCTTTATCATTTCTAAAAGGACTTAAGTACCTTTTGGACAGATCAGGATATATCCCAAGATATTCGTAGAATACTTGTTCTTGAGATATTCGTTCCATAATCTCTTTTTGTGGTCTAAAGGTAGGTTTCAGTCCTTTATACATTACCAACTTGCTTTAGGTGTATTACTGCTGTTGTCTGGGACAGCATTGATACAATCCTGTCTGTTAAACTCTTGATATGAATAAGTGAACAAATCATTGATAAGCGGATATGCTTTTGGTTGTCCGTCTGTAGCAATGAGTGATTTCTCATATCTTTCCTTCAGTTTATTGATTGCCCAATCGGATGCTTCTCCATGAAACCATGTTTTTGGATCTTGAGCCACAGATTGATATGTTTTAACAACAGCTTCTCCAGATTCATTTGTAGTTGGGACTTCACGGACAGTAAGAACCATTGCAATAGCCTTATCATTCTCATTAGAGAATTTAGCAAGGTTGTTCAAACCTTGATAAGAACCATTATACAACGATGTTGCATCTTGTCCCAAAGTGTACATTTGTTGATAGAAGTTTTCTCCTGAATTAGGATCAAAGTTTACCAACTTTTGAATGAATTGGATTAATTGTGCTTCACCGATTTTCAACGGTTTATGATCCACAAATTCTGGTTTAACTTCACCATGTTGAATTGCCCATACAACAGAGCCTGTGCTAGTACAAACTTGGTAGTTACCTGACTTTGCAACTGCATTGGCTTCACCAACATTGATACGGAAATTAACTACTGTACCTTCCTGATTTTTCAAATAAAAAACAACAGGTCTGATGCTATTACCGTTTGTATCAACAGCAATTTCATAATTAGGTTCTTTAACATTCTCACGCCCTGTCCATTCTTGGATTTGAGCTACTGTTGGATTTACACCTAATAAGTGTAAAGAAGATAAACCTGTGCGAAGATAATTGCCTGATTGATTTGTTGTTTTAGTTCCTGCGTACATTAGTTAATTTTTAGTGTGGTAATGGATGATTGTGTAAAGTAAGGATTATCAATTTTGTCTGAAGTATCATTGCCGACAGCATTATAATAATACGGACGATATGGACTCCAGTAAGGATTAACCCAAATGGGTTTCTCTATAACAATTGGTGCAACATCTACAACAGTTTTTGTAAATGTCCAATTTTCCCAATCTTCAGGAAACCATTTCATTAGGGTATTAAATAATTCTGATATAGGACAGTCTTCTAAAATAGCAACTGTCTTTTTTTCACTGTTTAATTGAATCTTCATTCTCCAGAATTGTATGTGTCAATTGCTTGGGAAACTAAACCTAAATCATTAGGTACATATAAATCTTTAAACATTCCAAAAGGGGACTTTGCTGGAAACTCACCGTCATTATTTGTTACAAAATTATATTTAACCTTGTTATCTGCACCTCTTTCTACCTTTGTATAAAGAACTACAGTAAATAATCCTTCGAGTGTCAAATGGTCATCCACCATCTTACCCACGGTTTTCATTTTCATTTTTCCAACATTATCCTTTTCTGGATGCCAGAGAAAATACACTTTTAAATCAGCTCTTGATACTCGACTAGCTTCAACTACTTTTGCAATATTAACACCAATATCAGCAAATTTACCATAGCCTGATTCCTTAGCTCTCCTCATAAATTCAAATCCCATGATAAACTGTGCATCATCAATTACAATATTTTTGATCTCTTTACGAGATTCAGAAATAAAAGTAATTGCCTTTGCAATTTTATCTGCTTCTGATGCAGCAAAATAATTTCCATCCTCAGGATTACTACCTTTATAAAGATTTTTCCAACCTCTAAATGGGAGGTCTTTACCTCCCACATTGATAACAAATGTTTGTTTTGGATCTAAACCTTTGATCCCTAACTCTGGAATTTGACCATAACTGGTCGACTTTCCTTCACCTGAATTACCAACAATTGCGATACTAGCCATTATGCGTATTCTTCGGTTGAAATAGGTTCAAAATCAGATACGTCTGTTGAAGGATCATTAGAAACTGGAACTGAATCTTCAATCACTTGAAACCATGCTGCCTTGGCACGTTTTCTGCTTTTTGGATTAAAGCCATTTGCTTTAAACATTTCAATCACCATCTTTGGGGTGATTTTAAGATTTGTTTCGGTTGACCATTGAGCGGCCATGTCTTCCCATGATTTGCTAGAATCCTGAAACAGGTTGTTGAGTTGTTGTTTTGTTACTGTAAGCATTTTTATTGTTTTAGTTTAATTCAATTATGTATTCTATATTTTTGATGTTCAATTGATTGCAAAGATTAGCACACTGTGTGTGTAATTTTGAACTTATACGAGGATATAACATTGAGTACAATGTTGGATTTTTGTACATTTCTGTTAACATATGTTTTGTTGCTCCAGATCTACAAGAAATTTGAACTAATTTAGAAACAAACGTCGGTGTCATTAAATTAATATCTTGATAATAACTTGCATTCCATCTATCACTTGTGAAAAACAGCAAATATAAAATAAACAATTTACTCTTTTCAAAGTCACAAGAATTGATTGTATTTATTACAAAGTTTCTATCTGTTTCAATTGCACCAATAAATGTTTCAATGTTTGATTCGTCAATTACAAATCCTGAATTGATTTCTTGTTCAGCTCTTGTTCTTAGCACATATTTGAAATCTTTTTTGGATTCATAAATTTCAATCCATCCTTTTAAAGACAACATGTCCAAATCTGACATATTGAATAACGAATAAACAGTATCATCAACTTTTCCATCTACATTTTGATGAACTGTATTACCATCTAAAAAGAAAGGTACCTTACCAAACTGCATATGTTCAACAATAATTGTTGTTGCATTTTCAGGCTTTACTACCCTTGATAATTTTTTAGGACAAATATCTAATAAACCTCTCTGAAATTTTACATTTCTCATGAAATACAATACTTCATTATCATGAATTTCAGTAGACAAATTTGCCATTTTTGAATCAATAAATTCTACTAAAGATTTATTAATAAAGAAGGAATCTTTTATTTTATAAACTGTAGGTTTCATTAAAATATTCTTTTTAGAATGTCAGGATGAGCAGTAATCAATCCAATTTTTGAAGAAATTCTGCGAGCTGCATCAGTTACAAATTGACGAGCAATATATAATTTCAGATCTTCAGAAAAACAATTGGTCAAAATCAAATTTACTACTCTTTCATTTTCATCTTTTCCCCACTTATCATGATTCCCATAAACAACATAGTTACCAAGACGTTTAGCAATCAAACTAGCAATAGCTTGATTATATTTTGTAGAATCATAATCTCCACAAAGTTCAACTAACAATGCTTTTACTTTGTCCCAAGGTTGATAAATTAGATCTTTTGGTGCAGGCAATTTATCCATTTTGTTATTAATAAATGTGATAAAGTGATTAGTGAACATTGTTCCTACACAACCTTCACCACAAATTTTAACATATGATAAATCTGCTGTAAAATCTGCTAAACAACCAATATCTTCAAAAAACTTAGTCATTGATCTTGCATTATATTCTTTTCCACCACCAATACCGTCAGCTGTTCGGTTGAATATCTCAGGATTATGTAACACGAAGTTAATACAACGATTATCAATGTCTTCAGATTCTGCCCACTTAGCCCAAGCATTAGTATCAAATGACATTTGGATATATCTCATCCGTGTCTTTTGTGCAACGTCCATACTAGCAACAGAATACTCTCCATTATCTGGATTCGTGCTTAACATCACAATTGAATTTTTTGGCAGCTTCCAACTCTTATATTGATATTCTTCTGTAATAGTCATACATGCTTGAAGTACATTAGGTAATGCACGAGTATAATCATCTAAAAACAAAATGAATTTATCGTCAGGATTCAAGTTTTTCAACCAGTGTGGAATTGCATATGACATCCGAGATTCACCTGTAGGAATACCTGTTTTCAATGCTTCTTCAGCAAACTCTGAAGGTATCCATTTTAAATCACCATCATGATCTTTGAACTGGTATTGTTTTTCGGGAAATCCTACTAAGTGACCAAGATCATCAATTGCTGATGTATTTTCAACATGAATCTTATATCCTAATTCCTCAGCTAATTGACGAATTATTCCTGTTTTACCAATTCCCGCTTCACCTTCAATACAAATTGAAGTTGGCCTACGACCTTTGGTTATTTGTTGCTCACAGTTAGCAACATATTGTCGAATATGTGCTTTAACATCTAAAGGGTTCAGTTGTATCATTTTTTTATTTTTAATATTTTTCCGTTGTGTTGTTCCACATATTTACTTGTTCCGTCAATCACCCAAAGCATTGGTTTATTAGCATTTGGTGGCAATTCTGCTTCACCATCAGTAAAATAAATCATTGCCGAATATTCGTTTCGACTATTAAAATATTCTAATGTTGGAGTAAAAGATGTTCCACCTCTTCCTGATAATTTAATATCTACTGATCCTTTATACACATAAGGATCATACAATTGTGTATCAACAGACATAATATTGATCGTATGTCCAAATCTCCATAAATTATAAATCTCTGACAAGAACTTGTGTAATGTGGTGTCACAAACACTTGCTGAAGTGTCAATCGCACATAAAATGTTATGTTTCAATTTTAACTTACTGCTAGGATTTTGTTTAAAGTACGGATTAGGTTTAAATCTAGTCTGCTTCATTGTAACCTCAATTGAGGAGGTAACCCACTGCCTTATGTATTTAGCCCAATCAAACAAAGCTTCTCTCTTAATCAAAGATAATTGTTGAGTGATTTCACCTGGAACAGAGCCTGGTCTAGATTTCTCTAATTCAGTTGCAGCTGCCTCCATCATAGATACAATTTGATTTTGAACAATAGCTTTATCAGCATCAGATAAATTTTTTACTTTCTCCCAAAAATGTTCAGCATCTCCTAGATTAGGCATTTGTGGAGGAAGATGTTTTAACAACTCTTTATAATAAAAATCTCGTCCTTTCTTTTCAGGTAGAGTTACACCAAATGTTTCTTTGATATAATCCATTGTCACTCCACCTGGCGGAAGATTAGACTCTTTAATATATTGATTT